ACTTGAAACTAATATGTTTGATAATCAGGCGGCCGGTAACACATCACAACCTAATTACGCCGATATTACATTATCAATTCTATCAAGTCATAATAATCAAACAAAACAAGTAAGGTATATTGACTGTGTACCTACATCACTTGGTGATATAAATTTTGAGTCTACAGCTAGTGGACAAGAGTTTATAACATTTGCAGCAACGTTTAGATTCAACTATTTTGAGTTAGTATAATGCCACAATCAAAAGCAAGACTCATAGCAGGTAATTTTACTACTACCGGTATACCAGCTGATGTTACAGGATCTACCGGCTCAGGGAGCGGCGGCGGAGTTGATTCTGCTGAAATAATACGTATAGTAGATTCGGCTGGTGGATTCGATACTGGTGGTGGAGGAGTAGATTCTGCCACTACACTTGATTTAGTAGATTTCGAAAAAGGTGTATTTAGAATTAACAGTCAAACATTAGATTCAGATCATACTATTGATTCTGCCGATAATGCAATGTCTGCTGGACCTGTTACTGTTGATAGTGGTGTTACACTTACTGTAAATGGATATTGGAGTGTAGTATGAGTCAATTAAATATTGATACTATACAGAATAGATCAGGTGGTCCTGTCACGCTGACCAAGCAGATATCGTTAAAACACTATTCAGAGCAAAACAATAGTACACCAACAGTGAATGAAAGTTTTAATCAGAGTTCATTGACTGATGAAGGTACAGGTAATTTTACACACAACTTTACTAATTCGTTTAACACAATAACATATCTTATAATTCAGGGTGGATGCGGTAATAGAGGTTCAACAACTGGTAGTACTAGAGGTGAGATGCCCGATGGTACATTTACGTCTTCTGCCGCACCGCTAAGGTACGCATATGCAACAGGTAACGCATATGACGATACGCAAGCAGGAGTTGCATTTGTAGGAGACCTCGCATGACCGGTATTATAAAAGTCAACGAACTCCAAGGTAGAACCGCCGCCAACGACATCACCGTGACGGTTGGTGCTACTGCTACACAGTCTTTGCACGATGGTTTGGTCAAAGCAGTTTCAAAACAAACGCCATCTGGCACACAAATATCAGCAACCAGCCTAAACATCTCAAGTGTGACAGATAGCACTACAGGCATTAATATAACTGCCTTTGTTAATGCGTTTAATTCAGCAAGTGAAACTGTAACAACTGGGATATGCAACGATAACAACTACAACCGGGCGGTTGCTTGGACGGATGAAGGCGCGTCACAAATAGAATCAAGGGCGTTTAGATGTAGTGTTGGGGATTTACAAGATGATTTTGACTTTACAATGATTACGTACGGGAATTTAGCATAATGGCTAGTATAATTAAAGTAGAAACACTACAAGATACTGCTGGTAATAATGCAGTGGATATGCAGTATGTTTCGAATGGTAGTGCGAAGGCGTGGAATTGTTTCGACGAAGGCACTAGTTCAACTTTACGAGATTCATTCAATACCGCATCAATAACAGACAATGGCACTTCAGATTTTGACACAAACTTTGTAAACAATATGTCAAATGATGATTACGCTTTTAACGCCACAATTTTTAATCCAAACGGCAACAACCCTGCGATTGTAGGTGGAACAACTATTCAAACAAAAAGCACTTCAGAATATGGTGTTCGTTGTCAAAATTATGCAGGTACATTTTTTGATGCAGACGGCGTTATGACAATAGCACACGGAGACCTTGCATGACCAGTAAAAATCGATTAATAGCAGGTAACTTTCTTTCTACTGGTGTTCCGGAAAGTGTATCTGGTTCAGCCGGTCAATCTGGTGGCGAAGGTGCTGCAGATACTGCCGGCAGCATTTTTGATAAAATTGTGAGAGAACATAGTCATACATTAGATTCTGATTATACACTTGATTCTGCCAGAAATGGATTGATTGCTGGTCCTATCTTTATAGATAGTGGTGTAACAATTACAATTAACGATAGTGCAACATTGGTGATAGCATGAGTACACTACACGCAAATACAGTAGAGACATCATCAGGTGGTCCTGTCACGCTGACTCAGCAAACTGCAGCGAAAGGGTGGATTCATTTTGATGCATATAATACGACACCAGCTGCTAATAACAGTTTAAATCATTCATCAATTACTGATAATGCTACTGGAGATTATAGTTTAACACATACAAATGCATATACTGATACAGAATATGGTATATTATTAACAGGTGGAAGGTATCAATCAGGTGCTAATGTTGGCGGTGACATGCATGTAGATGATGTAGAACCAACGACTACTGTAGCAAGAATCAATTCTTGGAGACAGACAAATACCGCTGGTGAATCAGCTCAAGATGTACCTAATATTACAGCGGCATTTTTTGGAGACCTCGCATGACCGCAGCAAGATTACAGAGTTTAGGTGGTCAACTTGTAAAACCAGATTTAGCATATGCTTTTGTATATTGCGGTACTACTACAAGTACTACTAATGCCTCATACATACCTTATGATACTGTACGATCTTCAAATGGTATAGTATGGAATACTAGCACATATAGATTTACAGTACCAGTAAATGGTATTTATCATATGTCTGGTGGTTTTAGAATAAATCGCAATGAGAACTGGGCATATTGGTATTTAAATGAACATAATGTGGGGAGTCCTTATACTAATAAATTAGTACTTGATCATGGAGAAGGTACTCCTGGTTTTACTAGTGCTTTTGGAAGCATGTATGCTGAACTCACAACCGGATCTGAATGGGGATTTGGTTGTTATTGGACATCAACTACTACTGGAGATATAATGGCACAGCAAACTTGGATGGACATAGTTTTTGTAGGATAAAGATATGGCATACGGTAAGATAGTAGCAGATCAGATTCAGCACAGTTCAGAAGGTACTGTCGGTACACAGTATGTTGTGAATGGTAGTGCAAAGGTGCATATAAGAGCAGACCTTACCGACGCATCTATAAATGGTAGTCTAAATGTAAGTTCTCTTGTTGATAATTATACAGGATCGGGTAAACCACAATTTACAAATAATTTTGCCGCAGCTGATTATACTGTTGTTATTTCTGTAGGTATATCTGGTGATGTTTTATTTGCTGAATTACAAGCAGATACGACAGCAACTACTAGCGAACATCGTATTATGGGAAGAAATGGTTCTGAAGTCGGTGATGCTGATTGGGATATTGGAACTTCTATTTGTATGGGAGACTTAGCATAATGGAATTGAAAGAATTTAAATTATTTGACAGACTGTGTTGGGCAAAGGATAACCTTGAACCACATCAGTCAGACTATCGTGTTGTCTTTGAAGATAACGTTGATGAACCTGCAAAGGTGCTTGTGCCTGATCCAAATTGGATGGCATGTGCAATGCATGGTGGTATTCTTCCACCAGTATGGGTTTATCATGAACTTGCTGACGATGAAGCAAAACCAGATTTTAAGAAACACACTCGTGGTTATCTGCTACATGAAACAGAACCTATGCCTCCTATGAGTGAAGAAGAGGCTATTGAGTATTTGATTATGAAAGACATTCCTAACCATATCTGGCAAACATGGAATGAAGGTAATAAGCCAAAGATGGTCATCTGTAAGAAAGAGCAACTCCCTCAGACGAGAGAGTGGCGAAATGCTTGGAAGATAGATCCTAATATAAATAGTAAAGAAGCTGCTTAAGGAGAAATAAAATGGCAACTACTTATATCGTTGACAAGGATGGTAATCAGGCAAATGCTGCTGACGTAACAGTGCCATCTGATCGTCATTTCCGTGGTGCTTGGTCTTTGTCTGGTGATGTAATCAGTGAAGATCTTGACACAGCAAAAACACTTTTTAAAGATAAAATCCGTGAGGTTCGTAAACCTTTATTGGAAGAACAAGATGTTCAATATATGCGTGCTATTGAGGCAGACGATTCAACTGCAAAAGCTGCAGCAGCAACAAAGAAAACCGCTCTTCGCGATGCACCTGCTGCATCTGCAATTACAAATGCTACAACAATTGCAGAATTAAAAGCCGCTTGGGATTCTGCTCTATTAGGTGATTCACCTTACGCATAAGGATAAGAGATGAGCCGGTCACGTGACATTGCTGCTATAATGGGTGCTACTGAAGCAGCAAATACTAATAATGCTGCATTATTGGATAGTGCGTCATTACCAGTGACTAGTGGAGGTTTTGACTCTGCCGAAGTAAACGATATCGTCATAAATTCAGAATATCTAAACAGCGAAAATTTAATAATCAACGGTGCAATGCAGATCGCGCAGAGAGGTGCACTTTCGGTATCCGCTGCTGATGGTGTTGTGCATAATCCGGATAGATTTGCATTTAATACTATAGGTGCCGCGGTTATAACTAGTTCTTCTGACTCAGCAACAAGTCTAAGTGATACTGGTTTTAAAAGTGCAATGAAAGTTGATGTTACAACAGCTGACACTAGCTTAGCTGCAAGCGACTTCGGCATTATAAGATATGTATTTGAAGGTAGAGATGTACAGAGTTTAAAATACGGAACGGCTGGTGCTAAAGATGTAACAATATCTTTTTGGGTAAGATCACCTAAGACCGGTACACACATAGTTGAGTTGTATCACAACTCGGCCGCTTACGGTAACAGTAGAGCTTATACTGTAAACTCAGCGGATACATGGGAATTCAAATCACTAACATTTTCTGGTTACACTGCAACTGCATTAC